GACCACCACCACCATGCCGTCGGTGCGACCGGGCACGAACCCGCCCTTCTGGTTGTCGATCAGATAGCCCGCCGCGTTCGCCGGCAGTTGGGGTTGAGCGGTCGGCGCGGGCTGTGCGGTTTGCCCGGCGGTCTGCGGTGGTGCGGCGGGAGGCGCGGCGGCAGCGGGTGCCGTGGCCCGAGGTCCCATCACCCGCCGGACATAGGACACCACCTCGGCCGGCGCCTTATTCGGGTCCCCGCCGGTTTTCTCCAACCAGCGGTCAACCTTCTGGTAGCCCCAATTGTACGCCCCTAGGGCCAGCTTCAGCGCGTCCTCCGGTCCCACGCCCTTTTTGGCGTAGTAGTCGCGCAGGGCGGCGAGGTAGTCGGTTGAGAACCGCAACTGCTCCTCGGGGCTGTTGTCCCGTTTCGGCCGCACGCCGAAACCGGGATCGGCGGCGGTGGCGTCCATGATCTGCATCAACCCCTTGGCCCCTTTGGCCGAAACGGCGTTCGGGTTGCCGCTGCTCTCGGCCAGCATTTGGCGCCCGACCACGTCCGGCGGCAGTCCGGTGCGGTCGGCGTTGGCGCGGATCAGGTCGGCGAAAATGGCCGGCGGATCGCCCAGCGGGGTTTCGGCGGGCGGCGGTTTGCGCGGGCCAAGCGCCGGGGCGGGCGCGGGTGTGGCATTCGGCACGACCGATTGCAGGCCGGCGCCGGGGCTCTGTCCACCGCCAAGGGGCGAAATACCGAACGGTGACGGCTTGGGGCGGTGGTACACCTCCTTGCCAGTGCCGGGGTCGACCAGCGCGCCGCCCTCGGGCACCGCAATCGGCTTGACGGCTCCCGGAAACAGCCGCTCAATCTGCGCCTTGCCAACCTCGGTCGGGAACGCGCGCGTCAGCAATCCGACCTTGTCAACGTCCGTCAGCCCAGGCCGCCCGGTGTCCCAGGACACGCCGGTCTGCGGATCGTAGCCGCCGAACAGCGTGGATAAGGCGGTGCCGGAGGCTTCGGCCTGCGCCCGCTGGGCGCGCAACGCCTCGTTTTCCATCTGCAGCTTGAGCAGATTGTTGGAAATGTTCTGCCCGGCGGCGCTGAAAATCCCGCCGACCGCGTTAAACAAGCCGGTCATGGCGTGCTCCTCAGTACGGCTTGTAGGTTGAATTGGGGAAGGCAAGGTTCATCAGCGTATTGCGCGTCGTATCCATGCCCTGCTGGATCGACCGGCCGGTGTTCAGATAGCCGCTGGCACGGGCCTGCCCGATGTTGTTCAGGGCGGTGGTCTGGTTCTGCAGGTTGGTGTTCGAAATGCCTTGCAGGGCGTTGGTGGTGTTCGTGCCCAGCGCCGACAGGTTGGTCGCCTGTCCGGTCGCCAAGTTCGCCAGCGCCGTTCCCCGGCCGGTGTAGGTGTTGGCAATATTCGTCGCCGCGTTGCGCCCGGCGTCGGCCACCCCGGCCACCCGGTTGTAAGCGTTGTTCAACTCCGACGACGCCAGCCCCTGGCCGAACTCGGTCAAGGCTTTCTGGTTGGCCCCGCTCATCAGCATGCCGCGCGCCGCCGCGCTGCGGTCGGTCGCCTGAATGCCCTGTTGCATTCGAAACTGATAGCCGGGGTCCGACTGCAGCGCCGACAGTTGCGCGCCCGAACCATAGACTCCCGCCAGTTCGGCCAGACGGCTGGTCGCCGCCGGGCCGGCGTCGTCGTACGGCCCCAGCGTCTGCAGCGCGTTGGCATAGCCGGTGTTGAGGTCTGTCCGGCCCCGGCCATAGAACTTTTCATAATCGCCGCGCTGCTGCTGGTACATTTTCCATTGCAACGCGCGGTCTTCGGCCGCCGTCCGTTCGCTGACATCGGCCGCCTGACGGGCCGCGCTGGTCTGCGCCTTGGCCGCCTTGTTGCCGGCAACGATATTGCTGACGGCCGAAATAATCGCCATGGCTCACAGTCTCCGCATATACAGACGTTCCGACGGTCGATAGCCGCGCCGCCGGTACACCCGGTCCAGCGCCTCGGTCCGCAACCCGACCACCGACAGCATGACCAGCGCCCGCGCGCCCTTCGCCCGCGCCGCGGTTTCCAGCGCGTCGAGCAGCGCCCGGCCGACGCCGGCTCTCGCGCCTCCTCGGGAGGCGCTGCCGCCGCGAGGCGACCGCGCCGCGGGCCGGACATACCAGAACCATTCCTGCGCCATGCGCTGGTCCGGGCAAAACCAGACCGGGCAGAGGACCGCGGCGGCCATGCCAACCGCCTCTCCAGCCTCTTCCGCCACGAGGATCACGCCGTCGTCGGACCCGATCATGACCGCCAGCGCCTCGGCCGCGCCGCCGTCGTCCCAGTCGGCGAGGTCCGCCCAGTGCGCTTCGTGGAAAAACGCACGCCCCATGTCCACCAGCGTCAGCAGGTCGGCGTCGGTCGCGGGACGAATCACGGCGGGTCTTTCCCGGCCAGCCCGCAATACCCCGACTGCGCCGTGCCCCGCCACGCCATGCAGCGGGCGGCAAGGCAATTGCACTGATCGTCACGGTTGCTCAATCGATTGACGGCAGCCGGCGCGTTGGCATCCCGAATGACCACGAACGGACACCATTTCGTCAAAGCCTCGGCGGCCGTCATACGTTACCTTTCATGGGCTGGTCTCTGCTTTCCGCCCCGCAAGGGGCGGCCTCATTGAAGCATTCAGGCGCTGGCGTCCGCCGGGACCAGAATTACGGCTTCCGCAGGGGCCAGCACACGCCCTAGGTAATCTCAATTCCGCTTCCTATGATTGTAATACTTGTGCCAGCAGAAGCTAACGCTTGCACAAAACCTCCCGCTTCCAGCACTTGACCCTCGGCATCGCTGCACGACCACGTTTCGCCCGCCGCCAAGGACTTCGCCGAGGCAATGGTGTTGGTCGCCCCAGCCGTGCCGCCGCTGGTAATGAGATACAGCGTCGCCGTGACCGCACCGCCGCTCGTGTTCGTCAGCGACAGCTTGCGAATGACCGTGGTCGTCAACGCGGGCGCGGTGTAATAGGTCGCCGCACTGGTCGTTAACTGGCTGCCGGCGATGAGTCTCTTTGCGGTACGTGCCATCGGTTACCGTGTCGCTTGGTCGGTTTCTAAGTCGCGGACCCGCTTGCGCAACGCCTCGATCTCGGCGCCGCGGTCCACCATCAGGTCCACCATCAGTTCCAGCGCCGCCAGCCGGACGGCGATGGCCGTCAGCAGACTGCTGTCGCCGCTCGGGAAGGCGTCATCGACAAACAGCCCGGCGTCGGCCGCCTCCAGCGCGGTCACATCGGTTTCGGCCGTCGTGACGCGGGCGGTCAGCGCGGTGAGGTCGGCGTCGATGTCGGTCGTGTCGGTGTCGATGTTTTGCAGAAACTGCGCGAAAAAGGCGAACCACGCCGTGGACATCTGCCCGCTGCGCAGATCGACCAGCGGCACGCGCGGCGGCGGAATGAGGATGCGGGTCACGACCAGCCCATATCAATGTCGGCGGTGGCGCCCAAAATGACGGTTTTGACCGGGTCGGAAATGGACAGCTTTAAGACTCTCTGTCTGAAACTCCCCAAACGATGCCATTTGACCCTGGCCCGGTACACGCCGATGCCGCCGAGGCTGACGCTTTGGCCGAGCGGCGCCCAGACTTCCGACGTCCAGGTCCGGCCGCCGTCATCGCTCCAACTCAGCATCGCTTGCGGGTCGGACCCTTGACCCGAGGACAAGCCCACGCCGGTTTCCATGTCGAGTTCCAGGCGCCTCATGAAGGCGCGCAGCCCCTCGGCGTGGATCGGCGGCGAGCAGGCGGTGCGGATCAGGTCTTCGTCGCCCTCGGCGTAAGTGTCGCTGTCCAGTTCCCACACGGTGCCGGTGCTGTAGTCGCCGACCAGATGCTTGCCATAGGCATAGGTGTAGGACGAGGCCCGCCAGCGCCCGATACTGACATCGGACGCGCGGCTGTCGCGCTCATGCCACAGCCCCGTGGCGGCGTCATAGACCCAGGTCGCCGGTTCGCTGGGAAAGGTCAGGACATAGAACGCATGGCCGTCTGCCGTGTACGAAAAGCCGATGGCATCCGACACCGTGGCGTAGCCGTGAATCGCCTGCTCAATCGCGTGCGTGCTGATGCGCGCTGGGTTGTACCCTTCCGCCTTGTACACAATCCTGTCATCGCCCAACCAATAGACGCTGTTGTCCATTTTGGACGGACTGAACGCCGCCGCGCAGCCCCGCTCCAAAATGCTGCCGGGCTGCCGCTCAAACGGAAAGGCGCTGGCACCGGTATTGACCCAAACTTCCACCGACCGTTCGCCGAACAACCAAACCTCTCGATGGTCGACCAAAACGCGCACCACATCGTCCGGGCTGCTTTCGGCCGACGCAAAGTCCAGGGCGTCATAGGACGTGGCCGCCAGCAGGTCGCTGATAAAAAACTGCTGGGTGTCCGGCCGGCTGAAGATGTGGTAGCCGTCCAAATACGACACCGTGCTGGCCCCCGGAAAGTCCGGGTCGGAAATGGCGGTCAGGGTCGAGGACGTGGCGACATAGGCCGCCGGGTTGGTGACGATGACAAGTTGCGAGGCGCTGGCGTCCATCGACACCGTCCCCGTCGCGGTGCTGAGCGTTCCCAGCAGGGTCGCGGTCCCGTTGGCGATGATCTTGTAAACCCCCGACCCGCTGACCGCATACAGGACGCCGTCCATCGTCGCAAGTCCGCGAATGGGACCGCTGCCGGGGGTCGAAAAGCTGACCAGCCCCGGCGTCGGCAGCAACGCCGTGTCGGTTTTGGCGTCCGGCGGCTGCTGTTCGGAATACAGGTTGATGCATCGTTGCGCGCTGACCGGCAGGGACCGGTGCAAGTAGCTGTGCCGGGCAAATTGGAGTTTCACCGGCTCAGTCCTGATAGTCCGACAGGTCGCTGTATTCGTCTGAGGTGCGGGTCAGGCGAACCCGGCCGCTCAGCACCGTGGTCACCGCGTCGTCGGCGTCGGTCGCCGTCGCGACATGGTAATAGAGACCGTCCGGCAGGCTGGTCGTGTCGGCCGGGTTTAGGCTGACCGTGAACAGGCCGCCGGCCGCGTTGGTCACCGTGATGCCGTCGCTGTCGGTTTTGGTCACCTGCGCCTGCCGGCCGTCGCTCAACACCCATTCCAGCGTCGAGCCGGTCAGGTTGAGCGCCGACCCGGCGCTGTCGGTGGCGGTCACGGACAGCGTCGCGCTGTCGCCCGCGGCCAGGGTAAAATGTCTCAAGACGCCACACTCCCCTGCAGGCTGATGGCGGTGCGGGACGCCCCGGCCAGGGTCCGGACCGCTGACCGTCCACCGCCCGAGAGCGTGCGGCTGGCCGACGGGGCTTGGCCGGCGAGGGTGATGGTGCGCGCCAGCGTGTCGGGCGTGACGCTGTCGGTTGCGGCCGAGACGACCGCCCCCAGCGTGCTGCTGCCCGTGCCGACGATAAGGGGGGTACCGGTGGCGCTGCTGACCAGGGCGGCCAGGGTGCTGGTGCCGGTGCCGGTCAGCGTCGCCAGACCGGTGTTGCCGCTGGCCTCACTGGCGACCGCCGCGAGGGTGGCGGCGCTGGTGCCGGTCAGGACCGGGCTGCCGCTCGCACTGCTGGTGACCTGGGCCAGGGTCGCGCTGCTGGTGCCGGTGACCACCGGTTGGCCGGCGGCCGAACTGGTCACCGCGGCCAGGGTCGGGCTGCTGCTGCCGGTAACACGGGGCGACCCGCTCGCACTGCTGGTGACCGCGGCGAGCGTGCTGGCCCCGGTGCCGGTCATCGTGCTCAGACCTGCGGCGGCGTCGTAATGGGCGGTGACGCGGGCGTCACTCAGCCGGGTGTCGTAGACCGCCACCTCATCGACCCAGCCCGAGGCGTCGTCGCCGGTCAGGCCGAGGCGGCCGACCTGGAAACTGCCGCCCGTGCCGAGGTTGAGGACGATGCTGCCGGATCCGCTGACAATCGTGACCGCCGCGCCGTCGACCCGGACGTCCACAACATCGGTCGCCGCATTGAACCGGGCGACGACGTGGTGAAATTCGGTGTCGTCGTCGGCAATGTCGAACTCGAACAGGCCGCCGTAAATGCCGATTTCGTACCGGTTGTTCGGCCGCCCGGACAGCCCGCCGACGTAGCCGAAATACAGCGCCTGCCCGCTCGACGCGCTGCCGAGGCCCCAGATGGCGCCATAATTGCCGGTCCAGGCGCTGTCCCGTTTCCACCAGCATTCGACGGTCAGGTCATGGTTGCCGGAAATGCCGATCTCGCCGGCATCGTAATTGGTGTCGAGGTACTGATTCAGGCTGCGGTCGAACCGGACCGCCGTGTTGCCGGCGATTGCGCCGGTTTCGCCCAAGGTGGGGCTGTTGACGTAAAAGGCATCGTCCGCCAGTGACCCGTCGTTGGTCGCCGTCGTGCCCGAGGGTTCGCCCAGGCGCAGGTAGATTTTGGGGCTGTCGGCGAGGACTTCGTCGGAATAGGCCACGTCAGGCGCCCGGAGCCGTCAGGGTGAACGAGGTGATTTGGACCGGCTGCGTGCTGGTAATACTGGTCGAAACCAAGTTGAGGTCGGCGCCGCTGGTGCCCACCGTGCCCTGAATGACCGCGGTCGTGCCGTCACTCTTATAGACCCGGAAGAAGCTCGCGGTCCCGCTGGCGTCGGCGCTGCTGTCGTTGGTAATACTGTTCAAGGTCAGAACACCGCTGGAGGCCGAGGGCGCAAAGGTGCTGCTGCACGCCAGCTCGGCCAGCAGCGTGTTGCCGGACAGGCTGGTGCCGACCGTGGCCGGGGCGGTGCCGGAATAGAGGCGGATCGTCGCCGACGTGCCCACCGTGGTGGTGATCGCGTCCATCATGGCGTTGCGCGCCGTGGTCGAAAGCTGGATTGCCATGGCGGCCTCAGTAGTAAACGGCGGGGATGGTGGCGCCGGGGCGGGTGTCGGCCGCGGTCTGGACGCGCAACTGGCTCATGGAGGCGTCGTGCAGGAGCAGCAATTCCTGTCTGCGGTCGGCCGGCAGCCCGAACCGCCCGGCGCAGCGGGCCGCGACGAGGAGGACCAGCGGTTCCATGACCGTGTCGGGGATGGCGCTGGTCGACCACGTCACGAGAATTTCGCGGTCGAGCATGGCGTGCTGGTCTTCAATGACAGCGTCCACGAGCGCCGCATCGTCCGCATTCGCCGTCTCGGCGCCGGCCAAGACGCCGAGTTCCTGGAGAACCCGGTTCCTCAACTGCGCTTTCGTGTAAGTCGTCATTCAAAACCCCCGAAAAACGGGTCAAAACCCTTTTGACGTTTTGACCCGCTTGACTTTCAGCGTTTTTTCTTCTTCGGGCCTTCCTCGGTCGTCGGCGGCTCCTCGAACACGAAGGGATCGGCCTCGGGTCCGGGGTCCGGTTCGGGCGGCGGTTCCTCTTCCTGTTCGGCCGCCAACTCCTCTGGCGTCTTCTGTCCGGCGCCCTCAACGGGGTTGGCGTCCACAACTTCATTGGTGGTCTGGTACGGACCCGTCCCCGGCCCCGTGCCGACCCCCGTGGGACCGGGCGGGCCGATGACCGGGCCGAGGTCGCCGGCTAACTGCGGGTTATCGACGCGTTCGAACTCGCCGTTGCTGTCCAGTTTTTTCTGCAACAACGGGTCATTGACCTCGACCGGCTCGCCCGCGTTGAACCGGGTGCCGCCAAAGACGACATAGCCCGACTCATTTTGCCCGGTGAATTTATACTGTGGCATGGTTCCTCCGGCCGGTTAGGGCATGGAATAGAAGACGGTCAGGTACAGCGTCCCTGTCGTCGCGCTGGTCGCCGGGGCGGCTTTGACGAGAATGTCAATGGTGTCCTCGGCGGTGAACGCCAGCGGCACCGCCGTCGCGGCACTGGCGCGCGCCAGTCCGCCCGCCTGTCCGGCGGTGCTGGCGGCAATGAAGTAGTCCGGGTCACCGCCGTACCCGACGTCCAGGGTCAC